TATGATCCACTGTCTGACCCTGTGTACGATCCACTGTCTGACCCTGTGTACGATCCACTGTCTGACCCTGTGTACGATCCACTGTCTGACTTATTGCATTTTTTAGATGATATAGAATGCTTAAGTGATGTATTTGTAATATTCTTATTAATTTCAAATATATTCTTTGAATTTTCAGTTTCTTCCTCAATATTATCAAATGAAACTGATGTAGCAGATGTAGCAGATGTTACAGATCGAGCATCAATATTATCTAGCGTATCTTCAAGGATTTCTTCCAATTCTTCATCTGCATCAAATGGGCATGTTGTAATTTCCTTATATAGCTCATCATAATTAGGTATATCTTCTGCATTTATATCATGTTGTAATACAATCTTTGCACTATGTGATTCCATACCTTTCCAAAACCATCTACATTGCCTATATGTATCATATTCATTTGTAATATTATACTGATATGATTTACTAATTCCTGTAAATGATCCGTAATACAGTACACAGTGGGGTGTTAAATCTAACTCTCTAAATCGACTCAGTACAAAATTGGCAGTAGTATCTACATATGCCTGATTGTTGTGACTATGTAATTTAAGTAGAGTACTCTTCCAGGTTTTTTCACTTTGAGGAAGTAAAGGATGTTCTGGGCATACATACTTCTCTTTTATCATATCAATCGGATTAAGTAAGTGAATGATTTTAGTAAATACTTCACATGGCTCTGATTCTAATGGATTTGCAATACTACGACGAGTTGCTTTCCAAAATTTAGGTTTATCCTGAGAGATCCATGAATCAATCTGATAATTTGAAGGAAGCTCTAAATTTTTATGTGATAATACAGAATCAGGAATCGTAAACATGTCTAATGCTGGATTATACCGTTGCAAGTGTGTATAATTTGAAAATGCTTCATAATCATTTGTAGAAATATCATGTGTACGACATGGATCTGTTTGAAGTGTTTTAAGAACAGATCTCATTCTCTTTCTTTAAAAGACTAATGTATGTGTTTATGTGGCGCACTAGAAAAATATAGATTGTACTAGAAATATAATGGCTGCACAAGGCGGTGTCAATGTTAATCTCCGGAAGTTTGTTATGAAATCTATTCCACAGGACGCTGTTGCAGTATTTATTGGTCGACGACGTACTGGTAAATCAACCCTTGTACGAGATTTATTGTACCATCATCAAGATCTGCCGATGGGATGTGTTATCTCAGGAACAGAAGAGTCAAACGGTTTCTTTAAAAAGATGGTCCCATCTATGTTTATTCATGGAGAGTATAATCCTGTTATTTTGGCAAACTTTGTAAAGCGTCAAAAATTGGTTATGCAAAAGATCCAACAAGATTTGGAAAAGGGTATTAAATCAAACATTGATCCGCGTGCATTCTTAATTCTAGATGACTGTATGTATGATGATTCATGGACTCATGATAAAAATATTAGATATCTGTTTATGAACGGTCGCTGGCTCAAGGTGTTTTTTATTATTACTATGCAGTTTCCCCTCGGTATTCAGCCTGCTCTTCGTACAAATGTAGATTATGTCTTTATTCTGAGAGAGCCCTATATGAATAATCGTAAGCGCCTTTTTGAAAATTATGGATCGGCCTTTCCCTCCTTTGAATTCTTCTGTCAAATGATGAATCAATGCACGCAGAATTATGAATGTCTCGTTATTAATAATAATACACAGAGTAATAAATTAGAGGATACTATTTTTTGGTATAAAGCTGAAGTTCACGGAGAATTTAAAATGGGTGCACCCGAGTTATGGCGACAGTCTGAATTATTAGCACGTGGTGCAGCAGCAGAAGATGATAATCCCAATTTTGATCCACAGGCCAGTATGAGACTTCGAGGTCCCGCCATCAATGTGAATAAGAGATATTAGTAGAATGGATATGAAACTAAGACATCTAGCAGGTACTGTGTTTATTATTATTTTAGTTGTAATGATTGTATTTTTAATAGAAAAAGTAAAATCAACCGATGCATTTGTAGATATTGGGCGATGTGGAGTAGATTTACCTTCATGTGTTGGCGAACGCGTACGGTGTATCAATGGATACTGTAAATCAGATCAACCTGTTGCACTTCCTGAACTGTCAGATTTACATATGATACCTTCCACACGATATTAATTCATTTACGTTGTAATAAAACCTAACCATTTGCTAGAAAAAATGGTTCATCCGAAAGCAATGGGAATTGGAGCAATGCTTGTTTTACTTGTTGCAGCGGTTGTGTTACTGCCAATGCTAGTCCGCTACATTGATAAAATGGAGCCGCATTATGTTATTTCAGGATTTCAAGATATGCAGATACAAAATGTACCCGCAGTTGCCGCGCAATCCGATTATGCTCCCGATAAAAACACAAGCTATCTATGCAATGTGGATGCAAGTGGCAAATCGTGCCCCGAGGGAACATTCTGCGATGGTCTCACCAAATCATGCATTTCTAACTATGTAGGTGGACCTGTACCTAGCACGGGATATTATTCATAATTACACTTATAAATACTTTCATATATTTCACACCTTTGGACATTTACGCCTGATAAATGGTGTAATCTTTACTAATCAATGCAATATGCGCTATTAGTAAAGATTATGATAATTTTATTTTACATACCCCTACACTACTAAATAAATCGTACACGATTTACTGCTCAGATTTAGACTCATCTGCGACATCTTTAGCGGGATCTTTAGCGGGATCTTTAGCGGGATCTACTGCGCTATTCACAGGTTGCACCACAGCATTTTCAACCTTTCGCTGATGAGCCAAATCACCCTGGCCATTAAACATACTGCTAAATTGATCAGTACTGTCCGCTGCGTTTGTCTTTGCACCAAATACCTGCTTAGAAGCTTGCGTGCGTTCTTCAAAGAACTTCTCACGTGAATCTTCATTCTCCTTGTATTTCTTCATCAAGGTATTGAGCTGATCATTATTGTAATCCTGATCTTGCACTTCATGCGGAGAAGGATCCCACGGAGTCCACTTTCCAACTTCACCCATAAAAATATTATGATACTTGTCCTTTTGTTGAAGCTTCTTTGCCTTTAGTTCAGCCTCCTTTGTATTATTATATACTCCGCGAACTTTCACTCCACGCATCGAGGTACGAAACTCATTTAGAGCATAGAATTCCTCCTCCAATTTACTCTTATTTGAATACATAAATTCATCATATGCGTCTACAATCTTTGTCTTATTAAGATCACTCTTGTTCTTTTGGATAAATGATGCATATGTAGACATTACGCCATCGATACTCAATCGGTTTTTACGGCAAATTGTAGCAGAATCAAATTGATCATTCTTTTCTAGTTCGCGCACACGATCATCCAACTCATCATTAATATGCTTTACAACATCAACCAAGTATTTCTCCAAATTCTTTACTTTCCATTCCACTTCATAGGCCTGCAAGAACTTTTGAAAGAAAAACAGATCCTTTTTATCAAGAACTTTCTCCGGACTGAGAAAGCTTAGTAGCACATAACGCTGGCCAGGAATCTCAGTGTCTTCATCTAGAAAATCCTCCAATACGGCAGACTCTTTTTGGCTCATGATAACTAAGAATGTTGAGCTATGACGCTTTAGACTCTTGAATATAGATTAATAAGATGTATGTACATTTCTTGATACAATCATTTTAGGATGCGAGTTTTTTTCTAAGGATGAAATATAGAAAATGATGGGCTACGGATTCGCTGAAATTGTTAACCGCGTTATTAAGTATTTGATTGAAGGTCTCGTGATCGCTGCCGCCGCTATCTTTATCCCCAAGCGCGCTCTCCCGTTGGATGAGGTCGCTACCCTGGCCGTCTTGGCCGCTGTCGTGTTTGCTATTTTGGATGCTGTGAGCCCGAGCGTGGGAGTTACAGCCCGCCAAGGCGCAGGATTCGGACTTGGAGCTAATTTGGTGGGCTTCCCCGCACGTTTGTAATCACCCATTTTTGATAAACTGCTCACTCGTGCGCACATTAGATAAAAATAGGGCATGACCCCCCTCCTGACTATCTTTATGATTTAACCCCTAACATTTACTATTTTGAGAATATGTGATATTTTTAAACTTTTAAATATTATACACGAACTATTTTGTACGCCACCCCCTCCAGCCCTAACACATGCATCGAATACACCTCCTTGCTCGCTACAAAGATGCAACAAGGCTCAGTGATCATTTCAATCTCTTTCTGTATTACCGCTCTCCAATCATAGGCATCCTCCCAGACATCCACTTGATAGATATGGATAACGGAATAGCCTTCTTCGATACACTTCTTTATTTTCTGCACGTCTTTGACTTGCACACTTTCAGGACTATTCCAGTTTGACACTTGTTGAAAATGCTGTGCACCATCGACTTCGATGAGCACCTTATCGATTCCAAAATCGAACGGCATGATGTTTCCCGTCTCTGAAAAACGACACCAGTCGAATCGAACCTGTTTTTTGCACGCTGGATTGAAAACAATGCGGTGGACCTCGGTAATGACAATGCCCGTTTTCGCGTGGCAGTAGCCCGTGTATAAGACGAATGTCTACTGTGTATAAGACGAATGTCTACTGTGTATAAGACGAATGTCTACTGTGTATAAGACGAATGTCTACTGTGTATAAGACGAATGTCTACTGTGTATAAGACGAATGTCTACTACAATATTATTTTTATGACATAATAT